AAACAAGAGGCTGTTAGAGGGCGCCCTCCCCCCCCTCCCTGCTCAATCCGGCCCGGGACCGGTTTACCGCGGTCCGTGGAACATCCCCGGAGGAGGTCCGCCCGGCCCGCCGGGTCCCATGCGGCGGGAACCGGAGGAGGACTCGACACCGTCGTAATCCTTTATATTGCGCGAACCCTTCTTGCCGAAACGGCGCAGGTTGTAGTTGAACTGCACCATATAGTAGCGGCCGATGACGCTGTTGGTCGAGTTCTGCGTGTAGCCCGAACCCGTCGAGCGCGAGAAGGCCTGGTTCTGGTTGAAGAGGTCGTTGACGCCGACCATCACTTCGCCGCGCTTGTTCCTGAAGACCTTCTTGCCCAGCCAGACGTTGCACAGGAGGTAATCCTCCGAGTAATCGTTCGTGAAGCCGATATACTGCGAGTAGGCCGCGCTCGCCGTGAAGGTGAAGCCCAGCGGGAAGACCACCTTCAGGTTGCCCTGCGCCGTGTGGTTGAAATAGCGGTTCTTCGACTTGTCCGCGTTCAGCGAGTTGGTGGCCTCGTTGTAGGTGCCGTTCCACGAGAGGGTGAAGTCGACGTTCTCCGAAATGTTGCTGCCCAGCACGGCCCGGAAGTCGTATCCCATATTCTTGGTGTCGTTGCGCTCGCCGCCCGAAATCATACCCGTCGCCGCGTCCACCGTGCCGCCCAGCATGCTGGGGGTCTTGGTGTAGATGACGCCCGCCATGACGTTGAAATTCGATTTGAGGAACCCGATCGGCAGGCCGTAGCTCAAGTGCGTCCGCAACTGCCAGTAACCGTCGAGATTCTCGGTCGTCGAGTAGAAATTGGGCGAATAGGCCTGTCCGTCGATGGTGATGTCACCGGGTCTTTGCACCAGATGCTGGGCCGTGTAATCCAGCGTCGTGTTCATCGAGAACATCCACATGAAGGTCCGGCCCTTTTCGACGTTGGAGTTGGTGTAGTGGAAATTCACCCGGTGCGAGTAGGTCGGCTTCAGGTTCGGATTACCGTGGCTGATGTTTTGGGCGTCCGATACGTCGTAAACGCTTTGCAGGTCGGTGATCGACGGGCTGTCGGTGTAGGACGAGACGAAGAGCCGCAGCGAGTTCTCGCGGTTGATGTTCAGCTGGCCCATCATAAAATAGGTCACGTTGTTGTAGGCGTGCTTGATCTTCTCGGCATCGTCGCGCACGATCTGTCCGTCGAGGGCCGAACGCTGGTAGTAGACGTTGGCGATGAAGGTGTTGCGCTCTTTCGAAAAACGGAATCCGGGCCCCACGCTCTGCGTCAGGTAGCCGCTCTCGTAGGAGTTCGACAGCGAACGGTCGGGGGTAAGTCCGGCGGTCGAGAAATCGTCGCCCGTGATATAGGAACGCTTGTCGCGCTCCTGCGAGTTGTACGACGCACGGTACTGGAAGCTCAACTGCGCGTATTTGGCCACCGGCTCGGTGTAGGTGAAGCTGCCCCGCAGGCTGTACGACGACGACGGCGCCAGGTTGCGCAGGTAACGCAGTTCGGTGTAGTTCGCCGGGTCCCAGACGCCGGTCACCGGGTCGACCGCCGGCCGGTCGGGCTGGGTTGCGAGGATGTTCGACCACGAGTTCGAATTGTTCGTGTTGTCCGAGTAGCTGAACGATCCGTCAAGGGTGATCGTGCGGCCGTTCTTGCCCAGCTTGGCCCGGTAGACGGCGCTCGTCCCGACGTTGTAGCCGTGGCGCAGGGCGTCGCTGCGGTTCTCGGTGCGGCTGTAACCGCTTTCGCCGAACTGCCAGCCCTGCGTCGTGCTCAGCGGGTCGTTCGACTGGTAGCTGAAGCTCGGACGGACCATCAGATTCTGGTTGTCGGAGATTTTCCACTCCAGACGGGCGTTGAACCGGTGGTTGTAGCCCTTCGTGTCGGAATAGCCGTTGGTCGACAGCGTATCGGGGATCATCGGGGCCTCGTACCATTTCTCCACCGTCGAACGGTTCTCGGTATTGGTGTTGTTGAAGAAATAGCTGCCCTGGAACGTCACCTGATTGCGCTTGCCCCACGTATCGGAGTAGTTGACGCCGATGGCGTTGACCGACGCCACGCCGCTCTGCGGGCGCACCATGTAATTGCCCATGCCGCCGCGACGTCCGCCACCGCCGCCCGAGACGCCCAGAATGTCCTCGAACGAGAAATTCTGCTGGTTGACGTTGTTGAACAGGCCGATGAATGAAATACGGCTGTCGCCGCTGAACACGTTGGCATTGCCGCCGGCGATGTATTTGAACTTGTCTTCGGTCTCGGTGTCGGCGTCGTAGCCGAATCCGGCGTAGAGCTTGCCGAACTGGCCCTGCCGCATGCCCGGACGGGTGACGATATTGAGCGCCTTGTAGCCCTCGCCGTCGTCCATGCCCGAAAATTCGGCCGCGTCGGAGAGTTTGTTGTAGACCTCCACGCGATCGACGGCCTCGGCCGGAAGCGACTTGATGGCCGTGGTGACATCCTCGCCGAAGAACTCCTTGCCGTCGACGAAGACCTTCTTGACCGTCTCGCCCTGCGCCTCGACCGTGCCGTCAGTGACGGTGATGCCGGGCATCTTCTTCAGCAGCCCTTCGACATCGGCGTCGGCCACGACCTTGAACGCTCCGGCATTGTAGCTCACCGTGTCGCCCTTCTGCGAGGTGCGCAGCGCCTTGGCCTCCTTGACGACCGTTTCGATCTGCACGCCCGGCTTGAGTTTCAGCAGTCCGAGGCTGACCTTCGAAGCCGAGACCCGGAAGGTCGTGTCGAGGTTGTTGTAGCCCAGGAAAGCCACCGAAAGCGAATATTCGCCGTAGGCGAGCGACGGAATAGACACCGCACCCTTGAAGGCCGAGGTGAAATACTGTTTCTTCTCCGGGGTTTTCACAGGCGTGAGCGTCAGCACCGCTCCGACGACGCTCTCCCCGGTGTCGGCGTCGACGACCGTGGCTGTGACGCCGCCCCTCTGGGCGAATGCCGCGGCGGCGAAAAGCGTCAGCAGGGTAGTCAGTAGTGTTCGTTTCATATCTTCTGTTTGTGTGTATCTCTTTTTCGGCGGCGAACCGGCTGAAAACGCGCGTCCGTTCCGCCCGCCCCATGAAGCGGGCTTCTCAAGCCCGGGCGCAGAACCGGCCCGATAGCGTTTCCCGTTTCATCCGCCCGTAAATTGGGCTTCTCAAGTCCGGGCGCAGAACCGGCCCGATAGCGTTTCCCGTCCCATCCGCCCGTAAGTCGGGCTTCTTAAGCCCGGGCGGCGTTGAAAACGGGCGTAAAGTTAATTCTTTTTATGCTTGTTTTGCGCCCCGCACGGGGCGAATCGGCAAAAAAAGGGCGTCAGTCGACCAAACCGACGCCCCGGCCGTAACAAGCCTCAAGAGACCTAACCTCACTCCTTTCCCTTCTTGTCCTTCTTCGGACAGGGCTTGTCACAGCACTCCTTGCCGCCTCCGCGACGGTCGCCTTTTTTCATCATCTGGGGACCATGACCGCGCTGGCCGGGCCGCGGAGCCTGCATCTGCGACCACTGCACGAACTGTTCGGTCGTCAGGATCGACTTCATCTTTTCGGCCTCGGCCTTGCGCGCCTCCCGCATCTTCTCGCGCATGGCCTGCATCTCCTTGATCTGCTGGAAATTCAGGTTGTAAACCTCCTTGGCCTGCGCATCGGTGAGCTTCAGCTCCTTCTGCATGCGTTCGGTCATGCGCTGCGCCATCTGTTCCACGGTCGGACGCTCCTTGGGAGCGGCGGGCGGCGTGGGCCGGTTGAAAAGTCCGGCGATTTGGTATGCAGACGCTCCGCGCTCCGCTTCGTTCGTGGCCCGCAGGTTCTTGTGTCGGTTCTGCCAAATGACGAAAAACTCTCCGTCGAGCAGCGGGTCGATGATATTCTCGCAAACCGCCGGGCTGTTGTCGGGCACGATGAACGGAAATTCGGTCGAAGCCGTGCCGCCCAGCTTGCCGCTGCCGTCGAGATCGGTTTTCAGCCCCTCGAACGGCTTTGTCCCGTACTGGATGATCGGGTACAACTGCGCGCCTTTGATAAGCGGCAGATTCAGCACTTGATTCGTCGAACCCTCGACAAATTCAAGATTGGCGATGTCGAGCTGCGCCCGATTTCCGATCCATGCGGTACGTTCGACGCCCTGTGTAATCGGTTCTGCGCAGTTCTTTTCGATTCTCGCCTTGATGAAGCTATCGCAATTCATAGTGTAATCGAGTTTTGAGGGTTAGAAACCTACCTGCACGAGGTTATCGTCGGCGATCAGCGTTCCGATCTTGTCTTTCGACAGAATTTTGTTCATCTGCTCGTCCTTGTTGAACCATACCTGAATGTCGGCGACTTCGCTTTCGCTCTCCATACCGACGAGCAGGTCGTCTTTGATCGTGTAGAGCGCGCGATAAGGCTTGTTCCACGCCTTGCCGCCGCTGACGGTTTCGCAGCCTTTGATGATCTCGTCGAGGAACGGGATGGCGAGCATTTGCACACCGTTGTAGTTCGTCTCCGTGATGCCATCGAACAGCGCCGTCCACTGCAATTCTGAACCTTTGTTGTTTCGTTTGAGGTCGGCGTCCAGCGCGTCTTTCAGCGCCTGCGTGATGTAGATGAGCTGACCGTTGGCCTGCCGCAGAACCGTTGAGGCGTCGGAGATCAGCGCGTCGAGGAAATCGACGGCGGCATAGTTCTGACGCATGGCGGCTTTCTGCTCGGCGAACGTTGTGGCGGCGTTGGCTGCGCATGTGGTGCGACGGTCGGGCGTTGCGGCGGCCAGCGTAAACAGACGCTTCCAGAAACCGTCGACGAGGGTAAAATACGCCGGGTCGATGGAATCGAGCAGGTTGCCGCCGTCTGTGACCGTATCGGCTGCCTTGTCGCCGAACCATGCGTAACGCATCAGCATCTTGCGGATGGCGAGTTCGAGCCGGGGCGCGAGGATATAGTCGGTATATTCCGTGCCCGTGAGGTCGGCGATGTTCGTCTTGGTACGCATGGCGACCTGTGCGACCGTGCCCTCCAAATCCTTGTAGCAGATTTTTTCGGCGACCTCCCATTCGTGGATGTCCCACTCTTTTTCGCTCGTCGCAATGACGCTGGTTCCGAACGTCGGATTACAGCCCTGTGAGGCTTTGCCGACCATGCCGAATTCGCCGATGAAACCGACCTTTTCGCCGTGCTTCTGTTTCGGCAGGAAATTGAAAATCTTTCCGAGCGATTCGGGGTCGGTAACGGCCAAGAAGATCAACCGTTTGAGGTCTTTAATCGCCCCGTTATCGGGGGTCAGATTCGAAAAATTAAGTCCTGTGCTTGCCATAATTGAAAGTGTTGTTGTGATTTACTCCGTTTTCTGATGTGCCGCTTCGAGTTCGGCGATGCGCTGCTGAACGCGCGACTGCGGTTTCGCGGCGTTCTTCTTGCCTTCTCCTGCGGCTGTGGTCGTGGTTTGACGTGCAGCGGGCTTGTAGTCGGACTTGGCCTTGACAAGCCACGCTTCGCCGCCCGCGATGGCGACGAGATTCAAGATGCGTTTCTCGTCGGTCGTTTTTGCGTTCTTGCGGGCGTCCGCAAGTTCGGTTTCGAGTTCGGCGATACGTGCGTTAGCCGCCGCCAGCGCATCGGAATCGGGGTCGTTTCCGCTGCCGTCGCCACCATCGCCCCCTCCGTCGCCCTCGTCTTCGGCGTCGCGGATTTCCGTGATTTTACCGTCTTCGATGACGATTGTCTTGCCGTCGGGCATCTTGTGCTCTCCGTCCGGCGATGCGCTGTCGCCGACGGCGGGGTCTTCGCCGTCCGGCTTGTCAATCGTGATCGTGTCGCCCGATTCGGTGTTCAGCTCGTAATTGACGGGCTGCGGGGCTTCCAGTCCCAGCGCAACGGCCAGCGCTGCGAGGGCTTTGCGAAGCACGCTTTTGTCTTCGCTTTTCGTGGTTTTTGTTGCCATAGAATTTTGATTGTTGGTTATTGAATTTTGCTGCTTCCACGCAGCCGATTTCGCGCTGTTCGGGCCGCCTGCCGATGCCGACGCTGCGGGGATGATCGTCTGAATGAATCCGAGTTCCTTTGCTCGCTCCATGCCGATAAACTTGTCTTCGTTCATAAGCGCTTCGAGTTCCGCGCGATCCGCTCCGGTTCGCTCGACGTAGAAATCGAGCATTTTCTGTTCGTCGTCCCGTAACGAGGCGGCCAGCGATTCGAGATCATCGGCGCGGTATGCGTCGGCCAGCGTGTATTCGGGATAGTAGGGCTTGTGAATGAGCAACGAGGCGTGCGGGTATGCTCGGCGTTCGGAAGCGGCCAGCAAAACGACGGTAGCCATCGACGCGCAATTCCCCTCGATGGTCGCGGTTATCTTCTTGCCCGTGCTCCGCAGCTTGTCGACGATGGCCCAGCCCTCGTTTACCTCGCCGCCGTCGCAGTGCAATAGTAATTCGATATTATCGTCGCCTGCCGGGATGCCGTTGATGAATTCGTCCACGTCCTTGAAACTCGTTCCGGCCTCGTCGCAGAACCAGTAGCATTCTTTTGTCGCTTCGGAAAGAATCGGATTGTAGAGTTTGAGAGTTGCCATAGATTTGATTTTACGAAACAAAGCTAAATAAAAAGCGTGTAATAAATACACGCTTTGAGGCACAATCAACTGACACGCCGTGTCAGCGGCTCGTATTGACGTCGCGGCCGAATCGTCGGATAATGCGATAGACGGTGCGTTCGCTGACCTCGTAGGTGTCGCACAGGTACGCGACGATATACGCTACTTTGAACCCGTCACGGCGAAGCCGTTCGTAGTCGTTCCACAAGGGGATATAGCGGACATCCTCGATAGCCGCGCCTGCGCGAGCGAGCGCCCGGAGCAGATCGGTGTTCTGTTGCAAAATTTCGTGTACTTTCATAACTACAAATCGCCTAATGATTCGACTACTTTCACCCGGTCAGATACGCGGGTTATTTCATCCACTCCGACGCGCATGTCGAGTTGCGAAACTCCCTTTGCGAATGCGCGGGCAAGCATATCTTCGCCTGCTATCTGATTGCTCGACTGTGCGGCGACTATCGGCGCACCGCCTCCGAGCTGGTTCAGCGCCGAGTAGATCGGGGCAAACATAGACGTCGGCAAGGCTGCGTTTACCGATTCGCCGTCCGACAGCATGGCGGGTATACTGTCGCTTGTCGACGTTCCCGGCCCGGACACATAACCTCCAGTCGAGAATTTTGCCGATTTGACAGTCTTAATCGCCGACGTGATATTCGCCATGATCGTTGCAACAGTCGTAGCGATTGCGATAAGGTTGCCGGGGAATGGGACGCTTTGAGCCTGCGCCGTACCCGCTGCGATAGCCTTTCCGGTGTTGATGGCGATCTCGGCCAATGCAAGTGTTTTGCTCAAAACGGCAAAAGCCTTATTATCTTCACCCAGTTCTTCGAGTAAACCAGACAAACCGTTCGTAACTGCGGCGAGTGCTTCCAACTTTGCTTGTTCGATTTGTATCTCGTAGTCGTTGACGGCTCGTTTTGCGTCGACGTATGCCTGTTGCGCGGCGAGCTGTCGGGCCTTGAATGCGGCGTCGCTTTCGCCCTCCATCTGTTGCAAGGCGTCGAGTTCCGCTTGCCGCATCTGCAACTGTAATTGCAGGGTGTTTTGCCCCTGCACAGCGGCGGCGTTGATTCGGTTCTCCCATTCGAGCCGCAGCGCGTCGTTCTGCTTTTGCAAGTTGGCGTTTATCCATTGGTTCGAAAGGTCGTCCAGCTGTTTGTTGTATTTCTCCCGGATGAGGATCTTTTGCTGTTCGGTCAGTTCGACGTTGGCAAGTTCGGCTTCCTGCCGCTTCCGTAGCTGTTCGACTTTCAGCGTATATTCAGCGTCGGTTCCCTGTTTGACGGCGGCCAGCCGCAGGGCGATATTCTGCTGCTCTTGTTGGATTTTCTTGTCGAGGCCCGCGCGGTTGATTTTCTCGACGTTTAATGCGTGTTGCTGTTCGGCCAGCTCGATTTGCTGCTGAATTGCCGCCTTTGCCTTTTTCGTCAGCCCCTTTTCGGTTTCGAGGCGTTTTTTCAGATCGGCGACCCGACGGCGGTATGCGATCTCTTCCTGCGTCAGCTGCTTGCTGATACCCTCTTTCATCAGGGTGACTTTGGCATCGGTCGCTGCGCGCACGGCAGCAAGTTCGGTCGCAAGGGCTTGTTTCTGCTTTTCTGCGGCTTCTTTGTAGGCCTCCTTTATTGTCTTGTCGCGTGCGGCTTCGAGGCTCGCAAGAATATCTTTCGCTTCGCTGCTGGCTACCCTACCTGCATACACCAATTCGACGAGTAGTTTGCGCTGATTCTTGAATTCCTCGTTAGCTTGTTGCGTCGCGTATTTGACCGCACCCAGTTTCTTTTTTAACGCCGCGTCGTTATAGGCGGATGCGAGGCTGCGCAGGTGGTTCGCTGTATCGTTCAGCGCTGATCGGTAGTCTTCGTCCGCTTTTTTCTTGGCGTCTTGTGATGCTTTGTATTCCTCGCTGTCCTTTTTATAGAGCTGCTGCGCCGCTTTGAAATGTTCGGCGCGCTTGTTGGCAAGGTCTTTCAGTAGGGCAAGGCGCGTCAGCGTTATTTCCTCGTCGGTTTTGCCGAGGGCTTTCATCTTCTCGATGTGCTCGTCGTATTTCTTATTGAGCTTGTCGAGTTCTTCGCCTTGTTTTTTCAGATTCTCTTTCGCTTTTTCGGTCGACGAATTGAACCAACTAAACGCCTTGACGAGGGCATAAACGGCCGCGATTGCCGCGATAATTGCCGCGACGATAACCCCGATTGGGTTTGCAAAAAGCGCCGCCGTGAATTTCCATACTGCGGCGGTTCCGGCGTTTGTGGCAACCGTCCCGCGGGGCGCTCCCGCGGGCGCGCGGGGG